TTGGATATGTTCCTCCAACCCCTACTGGAGGAGGTGCTTCAGGAACTTGGAACGTTAACATTAGTGGCACTGCTTACAATCAATCAGGCGGTACTATCGATGCCTCTAGCGGTATTGTTGAAGGTCAACTTTATGTAAATAATTCAGGAACTGCTCCCAATACAGACGCTTTATTTTTAAAATATGGTGGGAATTTAGTTGCCTATACAGCAGACAACGGTGGTAACGCAAAAATGTTTTGCGACAATGATGCTCAATGGCACATGGATGGATCTTTGCAGGTAAATTATCTCCAAAGAGCTGGAGGAGGTGAAGGCATTGGATTGTTATGGGGGGCAGATTTAATTTTTTATACTCCCGGAAATGATGGTATTTGCGGTATTTATTGCGATATAGCAGGAAGACAACAATTTACTCAAGATATTTTCTTGAATAATGGCTATGGCTATCAACCCGGTGGCGGTTCATGGCTTAATTCTTCCGATGCTAGATTAAAAGAAAATGTCGCTCCTTTAACTGGTAGTTTGGACAAAATTAAAGAATTAAACCCAGTAAGTTATGAATGGAAATATGATGCTCATGATGAGCCGACTGTAGGATTTATTGCTCAAGAAGTTCAAAAGGTTTTACCGGGCGCAGTTATCGAAAGAGAAGCTATTGAGGGTCAAGAGCCATTTTTAGGTAAAGATGGCAAAGTCTTAATGATGGGCTTTCAAAACGATATTTTTGCTTATCTAATTGGAGCTATTCAAGAGTTAGATGCTAAAGTAGAAGCTCAAGCAGCGCAAATTTTAAAGTTATCTTCAAATAAATAAAATTTATAAGGAAAAATCATGTTTTCAATTAAACAATTTTTAATCAATGCGTCTTCAGAAATTCGTCAAGAGATCAAAAAATTGATCGATGAAATCGAAGCAAGCATTCCTACTGAAGTTTCTGCTATTGAAGAAGCTGCAGTTCCTGCGGAAACTAAGGCTGAAACTGCTGAAGCAGAAGCCAAAACACCTACTGCGGAGTAAAAGTGATGGATTGGTCAGCAATAGTTGCATCTATAGCCATTTTAGCTACAGCAGCTTCGGGAGTAATAGGGTGGTGGTCAAAAGAGTTATCTAAAAATCAAGATAAGATTGTTTCCGATCAATCAACTTTAGCAAGACAGATTAATAATCTTGAAGTAAAAGTGTCAGATCATTATGTTAAACGTGAAGATTTTCAAAGCGTAACTAATCAAATATTTCAAAAGCTGGACAAAATACTCGACAAACTTGATACGAAAGCGGACAAATAATGTTTAAGCAGATCGCAGCACTACTAAGACCTAAACCAATCGCTTCAGTGGCAGTTGCAGATTTTGCCGAAACACCTGTCAAGCGTAAGCCATCCGTAAAAAAAGCCACTACTCGCAAATTTGCTGCTAAGCCAACAGTAAAAACTGTTGCAAAAACTGCAGTCAAAAAGCCAGCAGCAAAAAAGACTGTAGCTAAGAAAAAATGAAACCAATGCACAGATCAAGGACTATGTGGTTTGGTCTAGTGGTTATGTGCTTGGGCTTCGTATACGATAACTTTTCCGTACTTCAAAACGTTATCGATCCTAAAAACTATGGCTGGTGGCTTATGGGAATAGGTCTTGCAGTCCAAATCCTGCGCTATCTTACTGACAAACCAATTAGATAATGTTTCCTTTGTCAATCCTTACTTATGTCAAGCTGGCTGCTGCAGTGGCTGCTTTGGCGTTTTCTTGCTATCTTGGATACAGTTTTGAAGCTTCTCGCTTTGATCGCTACAAAGCAGATCAAGTGCTTGAGACTCAAAAGCTAAAAGATCAGCACCAAGCAGCAGCCGACAAAATCGAAAAGGATAAAAATGACCAAATCAACGCTATTAATACTAGGCTTGCCAATGCTCTTGTCGAGCTGCGGAACCGTCCCAGCAGACCCAAATCTGAAGCCACCAACGCTGCAGCGTGTGGAACTGGGGCAACCCTTTATGCCGAGGATGGAAGCTTTCTTATCGGGGAAGCTGCCCGAGCAGACACCCTTAGATCAGCCCTCCAAGCCTGTTACGAACAATACGATTCGCTAATGAAGTGAAATGCCTAAAGATAAACTTGCTGCCGTTGTCACTCTTATAGCCTCTATAACGCTTGCAATAACCGTTTTATCAATGGTTACTGTATTTATGTTTGGATTTTTTAATCCCGATGTCGATAACAATAAACTTTTTGAAATAGTTGGACCTGCTTTTCAAACCATTATTGGCGGGTTCATTGGATTAATTACTGGAATAAAGATAGGATCTAACAGTGACTCCTAGTAAAAATTGCTACGATTTAATTAAAGAATTTGAGGGATGTAAACTAGAAGCTTATCCTGATCCCGGCACTGGAGCTGAACCGATTACGATTGGAATTGGACATACTGGCGGTATTAAGCTAGGAATGACTATTACTCAAGAGCAAGCCGATGAGTACCTTGTAAGCGATGTATCCCACGCTGCAAACTCTGTCAATCAAATGGTAAGTGTTGATATGACCCAAGATGAATTTGACGCTCTATGCTCGTTTGCGTTCAATTTAGGGGTAGGCAATTTAAAAAGTTCTACCCTATTAAAGAAATTAAACGCTGGCGATAAACAGGGTGCAGCAGATCAATTTTTGGTATGGAATAAAGCTGCAGGTCATGTAATGGCAGGTCTTACAAGAAGGCGTGAAGCTGAAAGAGCTTTGTTTTTATCTGAGGCAGCATGACAAAGCATTTCCCCGGACTCGATATGGACGCTATATACGACAAACTGGAAGAAAAGCAACAACGGTATCCAAAGCAGCATAAGACCACTGGATACTGTTTATCATGCAATGCTCAGCTTCATGACCGAGCTTTTTGTGATAATTGGTGTCGTGAAGACTACGAGTTTGAAAACGATATGCGTAAAAAAATCATTGGCAAATCTAAACGTTAACGAAATCCGCTTAATCGGAACGGTGTAAAAGCGAACGTAGCTTGGTAATTAAGGGGTTTAGGCATAACATTATCATCGACCAAAGCCCTAATATTCCAACCGAGATTAACCATAATGCAGCGAGACAAACCAATAGGAACAATAGCGACAAATTGAAATAGTCCATTAGCGTTAACGAGTACCCAACCTGAAATCGCATTGTCGTTGTCCTTTATGGCATTGTTGCCCCTAACCCTTGTGTAGTAGGGATTATTCAAATAACGCAATCCGCAGCTATACGCTGGATTTCTCCAAAGCCATTTTACCTTGCTCCAGTAGTTTTGACCATTTATAGATTGAAAAGTGGAATCCCCGTCAAGGCTGTTATCAGGAGTCATAAACCAATTTAACCAAGTTGGCAACCTAGGTCCCATACCCCAAATTGAACCATTGTCCAGCCAGCCGTCTCGTTGCTCAGCAAACAAGGGTAACACTGGCGCAAGGATATAGGCAGCAATCGTGGTCAAAAAATTAATTAAAGCCATAAACGGGTACAGAAAATAGATCATTTGAGTTCCTCCACTAAAGGAATAACACTAGCACCACTTTCAACAATTACCACTGGTTCATGTCTCAGCCAGCCATAAAACGGAATAGGAGTTTCCTCATTGGAATCCATAGCCTGAGCTTGAATTCTGTCTTCTGTAGTAAAAGTTGTCATTTTTCAAACCAAATTTTAAGTGCAATGTAAATAATAAAAGCCCAAGCTAGTATCCCGCTAAGCAAGAAAAAAAGAAACAAAATTTCCGTCATTTTCTTTTCCTTGCTGCAATCTCTTTTTGCAAAATGTGCCAAAATTCTGATTGAATAATTTTCATGCCCATCCTCCAAGCCTAATAGCCAGTCTTATTGCAGCAATAATAATGATTGAAGCAATTACCATAGTGGTCAATGCGACCTTTTCAGCCCAGTTCATAGCCATCCCAATATGGCTCCTAATGGGAACATAAATATGCCCACCACTCGAAGGATTACAAATCCGTTTACGATGTCAGCATGAGCAATTTCAACAATATTGAGCACCCAACCAATCCCACCCAAAATAATTAATCCCAGCCATATAAAAGCACCCCAGTCACTATCTTTCATTTTGACTCCATATCAGCTAATAACTGCTGGACGCACAAATCAAGCTCTATAACAGTGTTGTATAGGTTCTCATAGCCGTACATAGCTGGATTAGAATTAAGCTTCTCAGCGTTCTTTAAAAGACTTTTGGCAACAATAATTCCTTGTGAAATATCTTTTCTCATTATTTGATCCTTGCTACTTTTGCTTTTCTAAGAACTGCTTCATATTGCTCTTTAGCTGCATCATCCAATTTACGCAATGGTAAATTTTGATAATATGACCATTTATCCCGGTAAGCTTGTTGCTCTGAAGGCGGGACCCAACCATTCATTCTCCAGCGAATCGTGACATCGGTTCCTGCAGGTGTCCAAATATGCTCGTTACTCATTGTGCTTCTCCTTTTTCAAATTGAAAATAGTTTTTCACTTCAATACAGCTCATAACGGTTTTCGTATACACCGAAGTCAATCCTTGTTTGGTATACATTACCCCGTCTTTGCAAACAACTGACGGGTAGGTAATGCACCCAGCCAGCAACACAGGCAAAATTAAAATTAAAATCTTCATGCTGTTTCCTAAAATAGTTCCGTAAGATCAACGTATTGAAACAACTCAATCGGTACATCATAAAAATATTCGTTTCGCTTTACTGCTCGGTTTGGCACTTCAATCAACGGACTATTTTTAACGTCATCCGCTTTGCACCAATAAGCATTTTCAAAGTCTCGGGTGGTCACAAAGATCAACGTGCCGGGGTTTTGAAAAAGCTTTTCTTTGCGCTGGGCTATATGGATAGTGTAATAAGGACAATGCAGCGTTCCCCAGTCTCTTGTTTCCACCTCAATAAATCCACAAACTTGACCCCTTCGGTAAACGATCAGGTCAACTCCATATTTGTCAGGATTGGGCTGACATTGCAACCCCCATTTCATTTCGACCCACTCAGTCACAGCTTCTCGGGCTGGTGGGTCGCAAAGATCATGCAGCTTCTGATTAAACTTCTTATATTCCATAGGCAAACATACAACCCAAAACAATACCCATAATTAAAACTCCAACCGCTTCTACCCATAATGG